GCAAGCGGAGCGACACGTACTGGTTCATTAGCAAAAGATATAGAGGCTTCTCAAGCGGAACCGAAATGGATGGGGCGTATTATACGGGAGAACCCTATAGATGAAACACCTACATCTACAGGTATTCTTGCGATGGGTTCAAATGGTAATACAGTAGGTAATATTGCACTGGCGGATTATTTTGATGCTCTGCAGCTACCTGTGACATCAATGAATGGTATTGGAGATCTGGTTGCAGCACTGCATCCATTTGGAATAGAGAATTTGGAATTATCAACGGACGTGTTTCGTATTTTGAAGAAGAAGATAGATAATTACCAGGCCAGTTTGAAGCATTATATACAGGGGCTGCGTCAGGAGCTGCAGTCGATTGCAGCTGCAGCACCACCTGCAGGTATTTTGACAGGGGAGGCTGCAGCTGCGCAGCAGGAAAAACTGCAGGCACAGCCTGTCTTGAAAGAAACACTAGTTGAACTGCAACGTCATTCACCCACTATTGCAACAATGGATATAGCACAAATTGCACATTTATTAAATACATATCCCGATTTGACGATTGCTACATTAGGAAGCGTCCCTGCAATTATGAAACGCGCACAGCTGCGTGCTGCGAGAGACGACTTTATTGAAGCACTGCATATTGCAAAACAGCTGCAGAAAATAGACGCTGACCGAGGTGCTGGTCCAACTATAAACCCCTGTCATCATGTTAAAATGTTGAAGGATATAAAACGCCTATCAAATGAGACCGACCGTTTTACATTTATGATTAAACTATTAAATAAATACCAGGGTGATCGTAAAGATAATTGGATAACCTGTTCTTCTTGTAATGATAATTTAATCTGCCTGCATGAATTTATTCAACTGCAACAATTTATGAAACCACGCGAAAAACAGACGCTGCAAAAGGAACTTGTACTGCAATTCTCTGGCCCCATCTTTTCTGGAAAATATATATGCAGAAACTGCGGTCAACCATTTGCTGATCTGGATTTTGACTCACATATAGAATTCGATGATGATGGACGTCCATTAATGGGACGCGCTGAATTAGTCGATAAGGATGCAATTGAAGAGGAAGCCATTAATGCTGTTCTTACTTCTCCAACAAATGAAATTGAAGAATCATTGGGTGATCTACTACGGAATCCAAAACAGAAGATTATCTATTTCATATCGAAAGAAATCGCAGATCGTGTTGGTATTAATCTGGATACTAAATCGGCCGCAATTATCATTAAACGTACAATGAAATACGTAAATACATTAATTTCGGAAGAAGAATATATACAGGCTACACGCAGAAAAGATTATGTAATGTATACTGCGCGTTCAACCGTAATTGCCGCTGCAATTCATCTACTAATACAAATACAAACACGTATCCCGAATTTCACAGTACGTTATACTCTCCATGGATGCAGCCCTGCAGGGTTCGACGGCTATCCCATGAATGATGATAGAACAGGAGTCAATTATATTGCGTGCGCCATCGCATCCATACAACGTATTTCAGAGCCTCCGTGGAGTTTAACAGGTTTTTTTGCAGAGAAACAGGATGCAGCCCGTCAAAAGTTGATTGTGAAAAGTATGGAATCTATAATGAAGAATATTGTAAATGATATAGATATTCAAATTGCAATAACAAATAAGAAGAAGTATTTGGAGGAGACCCTTGGTGGTAGTAGGGGTGGTGAGAGTATACCTGCCCGATTTTTACCATCCATACATAAAGATACAGAGCCAATCATTGAAAATACATCCGCAGTTAACCAAACTGAATTATGGATGCGAACTGCAAATAAATATGCGGAGAAGAATGCAAATATTATACTTGGATCTCCATTTCCTGATACAACATGCTGTATATCAAAAGTAACCGAGCCTGGTGCATTTTGGAAAGATCAGGCGGATATTCCTGCATTAGACAAACGCGAAATAAAGCCGAAATCATATATTAAACTTGCACCGTATTTCACTCCACGGCCATTAGCCGAATTATTATCTGATGCACCAGAGGGAATATATTATAGGGTATTCCTGAAATTATGTTTTAGAGGACCACGTATCGGACATTCGCACGAAATAGGTAAAAATCTGAAATGCCCGTGGTGTGATTTCGTGTTTCCATTTCATCCGAATATGATGCAGGGTGCATCCGCTGCAGAGAAAGAAGATATGGAACGGCAGCTCGAACTCTCGCTAAGAACACAGAATGTAATGATAACAAGTGAAACATTTCAAGAACTTCTCGATGCTACTCATGCTGCAAATAAAATAGCTGAATACCAGCCCCCACAAATCATGAGCGGCAAGTTTATTGGCCTATTATATGATATGGATACACCACCTATTGCGGATATAAATGAATGGCGAAATATAATCGATTCATTAAAAAAGGCAGTTGAGACTCTACCGCCGAATTATTCCGAAATTGATGCAGCGCTGGCTGTGAAGGATATCACAGCAATTATAGATAAGTACGAGGCAGCTCTAAAAAGCAAAATGAAAACGGCATATTCGATATATGAAACCATAATAAAACTGGGGGCAGATAATTATAGCGAAGTAATGTTAACATATTTTATACAGCCCATATCGCGTCTATTGAATAACTTCAATACTGATAGTATTATATTTGTGCAGAACACCTATAAATTAAGCGAGGATCATGTAAAAACAATTAAAGAAAATATACTTGCACCAGATGTAAATATAGTAAATAAATATTATAAAACAGTGCATGACGACAGCTCTGCGTTTATTCGTATTAAATTAGACTATTTTAAGAAACAATTCGCAGCTGTGCGGAGAATTTTTGCAGCGAGTATCGAAAAAGGTGGTATACAGGAATACCTACAGCAGGTAATGAAACGCATGCTATTTGTTGCACCAGTAATCGAGCTACTCGATGCAAATATTGTACCTCCCACCGAAGAACGTGCTGCAATTGCAATTAATACAAATCTGCGTATGATCTATGATCTATTAATAGACTCCTTCAAAAAATATAATTCACAGAAGTTGGGCTATTCAATGGAAGCAATAAAAGAGGAGTTAATGGTTCGGTCTGAAAAGGAGAAAACGAATTTTATCCAGTTATTTGATCGTATGACAGAGGATGAGAAATCGGCGGAGAAGACAATGAAGATGCTGGGTATTGGTAAGTGGGCGGTAGGTGGTACATCTGCGATTCGAATTTATGATGCAGACCGATGGGATGCAGAGAGAGCGGAGCGTGCAGCAGCGGGTATTATGGATTTCACGGATGCTCCTCCAGAAGGCCGAGAGTATGATGAAATGGGTATTCCTGATTATGGAGGTGCCGAAGATGGATATGATAATACGCAAGTATATGAAGATGATTACTAAACTTTATATTTATTAGTAAAAGTAAATGAAGGCATTACTTCTAAGTGGATTACTATATCTATTAGGTATCTCCATAATACTTTATTTTCGCCCGGCTCTGATGTTTAAAGAAACAGGTGAATGGAAAGAATTCGGCATTGGAAGAGATAGAGAGGATTTTACCCCCTTTCCATTCTGGATGTTCGTTTTCATATGGGCAATAGTAAGTTATATTATTGTCCGTATAATCTTACGGTTAGTTGATACATTTGATACTGTACCAATGAACACTATAACCCGTTCTAATACGAGGGGTGTGCAGCAAGAGGAACTTGTACCTGGATATTATATATTAAATGCGGCGGCGACAAAACGCGGAGCACCTAGATATGTATATTATGGTAAGGAGCCTCCGATGGACTTCTAACATACTGTTGTGAATGTTGCTTCAACAATCTGTGCGAAATAGGATGCCCAAAATAATACAAATGCTGTTCCTGTAATCTGTATAACATTATCCGAAAACCCAACCATTGCTGCACGAATTGGATATAATACAAATGGTATGTAATTTACTAGTAGACTTGCAATCACTGCAATAGGTGTTAGTACAGCAACCTTCGCAGATAACCCTATTGTAACCTTATCACACTGCACCTTCTGTAATAAAGCATTAAATCCGAGGGATACACAATATGCAATTAAAGGGTATAAGACCCACTTCATTAAAAACCCGTATTGTATGTTAAAAACAGGTAGTGCAATTAGGAAAATACCCATAATAACAATCGCTGCACCTATCGTAATTACATATCGGACCACAACATCTCCTGCAGTTTCTTTCACCATTTTCTTAATATATACATAATATATTAAGAAAATTATACGCTATATTAAATATTATTTCATTGAATTTAGAGCTGCATCCATCTTTCTCTGCAGGGCCAGATCACCTACTTCAGAAAACATGGTTGCATCCGCAGCAGACTCCTCTCCCGAAATCACCTGCTTCACAGGACGCTGCTTCTTCTGCTCCTTGTAATACTGGTCACGAGCATCCTCATTCTCCTTATACTTCTTCATCAGCTCATTCAGCTGATCTTCCGCATACTCCTGTTTATCAATCTGAGACGGGTTCGGGTCCCATGGTAGCCACTTACCAACTTCGCCAATTAGAATATTATGCAGTTGATCAGTCCGCTGTAGCTTCTTCGCACGCGCCTCCGCCTCCGCTGGAGTTGCATACGATCCACGTACCTTCAGACCACGCATAGTAGTATGAAACTTGTTCTCACTAAAGAAACGATCCTCCAGCTCAACCTGCTTACGTGAAATGAAATCCTTGTACGCATCCAGAATCTTCGTCTGATTGATTTCACGCTGATTCTTCGCAACATAATCCTGGAAATTTGACATATAATCATCAATACGCAGACGCTTCTTGCGCAGAAGATCCGCTACATCACTATTACCAGACGCCTCCAGCTCATCAGCACGCTTCGTAATATCATCATTCGCAGTCTGAACAAAATTCGCAATAAAGGATTCTAGACCCTTCGTACGTACCTGTACTTCATAATCCTCCAGGAAACGCTCAAACATGAATAGATCCTTTCTCTGCAGAACATTCTCGGGGCTAATGAAACTCAGAAGTACATACCGCTGACTACTAATCTCCGGGTCCTCATCAAGAAAGTCCTCTTTTACAGCACTATTATCCGACATTTTAATGATTTATCTGTGACCCTATTTTAGGTCGTTGCGCGGTGTATAATTTCTTTTATTTTAGTATAGAAAATGGATCTCTCTGTAAATGAATTAATCGCTCGCATTGTAAAGTACCTGGTAGAGGGTGTAGTAGTAGCCATCGCCGCTATCTTCATCCCTAAGAAGAGCCTGCCTCTGGATGAAGTAATGACTCTGGCCCTACTGGCCGCCGCCGTGTTCGCCCTACTGGATCTGTTCGTCCCGTCAATGGGTGCGCAGGTGCGCAATGGAGCTGGTCTGGGTCTAGGATTCAACCTGGTTGGCTTCCCCATGCATTAAATGGATAAGTACACATATGAAAACTTAAAACAATATGAATTTTACGTTTTCATAACACAATGTATACCCCGATATATCTTATTATAGTTTAGATTGTGCGTATAAATTCCCATTTCATATCTTCACAGATAAGTTTCCAGATGCAGTCTTGAGAGTATAGCTTATCACGATTTTTGAGAAGAGGAAAGCAGGGCAGAAATTCATCGAGTTCTAATAACTCACAGAATTTATAAAGAACATACGAATACGATAAGAAATTGGAACGATCCGTTGGACAATGTTTCTGGAACGACTGCTGTATTTCACGGAACATGGCGCGCAGCTTTTCTTCATTTTCACGAGACATGACAGGCGCGGTTTGTCCATTTAGACGGTTTAAGATATGCGGGATATGCTCATAGTATTTCGTAAATTTGAGCTTTTTAAGAATTTCGCGTATTTTGGACGATTTCAGCGATGACATATTTGAGATACGTTCCTTCTTCAATTCAATTAGTATAGAATCGTATACCTCCTGCGGAATTTCCGTGGATTCTTTTGCCTGGAATTGAGCAAGCCATTCATTGAAATGGTTAATACGTTTATATGCATAATAGCATATTTCGCGCGGTGGATCTTTATAGGACGGTTTATCGCTATCGATGAGAATATGATCTTGAAATCCGCATTTGGGGCATGTTATAAATGCTTCATTCATACAGAACATCATATCTGATCCGCAGCGGCTGCATTCAGCCCACCCATCCATTTCACCGTATGCAGAGCAGCCAATTGATGATGCTTGCTCAGGATCAATAATTTGCAGATATGTATCAAATATCTTGT